CGATGGTGATATCAGCCTCCGCTCCGTCCGCCTCGTCCGCGAACGGCACGATGGGCCTCAATGGAGTCATCGCGGGTTCGGCTCCGTGTGCTTCTGCGGCTAATGGGACGGTTACCCGGACAGCCCTGATATCAGGTTCTTCAATTACTTCCTCAGCGGCTAATGGCGCTGTAGGGCAAATCGGCGTGGTGGCGGGTTCCTCTGCCTCGGCTAGCTCAGCTACAGGAACGCTGGGCACCGTCTCCCAAATGGTGGGAGCATCCGCCACTACGTCTCAAGGGTCTGGCACGCTCGCGATCGTAAGCGGAGCCCAGACCTACCCAGTGGCTGGGACCTCCCTGCCGGTCTCATCCGCTTCTGGGACGCTGAGCCTCAACGGAGCCCTGGCCGGCTCAGCACTATCGGCCTCTTCTGCGGCCGGGACCGTAGCGCTCAGGGGAGCCGTCTCCGGCTCCGCTACGGCCCAGACTTCTGCGTCCGGGACCATAACCCGGACGGCAGTTATTGCGGGCTCTGCGGCCTCGTCCTCAGCCGGGTCCGGCGCGGTAGCGATCCAGACCGGAGCGGTAACCTGGCCGCTGGCTGGATCCTCCGTCGCGGCTTCGCTCGCGGCCGGGACGATGGGCCTGAATGGGGTCCTCGCCGGAAGCTCCCTAGCGGCTTCTGCCGGCTCCGGTAGGGTCGTACTCGCCGGAAGCCTCTCCGGAGCCGCTACGGCCCGTTCAGCGGCGTCAGGTGCCGTCTCGGCCGTCCTCGTCCTCGCGGGCTCCGGCCTCGCGGCCTCCGGAGCTTCTGGCCATGTTACCGTCCTGGGCATTCTCTCCGGGCTTGCCGTCGCGGCCTCGTCTGCGGATGGGTCGGTTACTGCGTTCGTCGCCGGAGCCCTACCCGACAAGATAACTGCTATCGTATTCGTGGTCAGCGGTCCTCGGGTTACGATAGGCGTGTCCAGTATATCCGCTAATGTCGAGGTCGGCCGGACTCCGGCCAGCGTTGAGACGGACGCTATGACTGGACGGGTAACGATAGACAAGCTCCGCGCGGAGGTGACCTTATGGATCAGACCGGCCTCGTATTCCCGCGTGGGAATGACGTTGTCGTGACGGCCCGGTTCCCGGAGATTAGCGACGGCACCGGGATAACCTCAGAGTTGTATACCAAGCCCAGCCGGGATACTGATGACGATGACCCGGCCGTCCGGGTCTACTCCTCGGATGTCGTATCGGACCCGGATAACGTGGGCCAGTCGATATCACAGTTCGATGTGCCGGCTGCCGATACCGGGCTTACCGGGTCGTTCTGGTGGCGGGTCGACTGTGTGGATGTCCTCAATAAACGCCGGACCGCTAACTGCGGTCCGCTCCTGGTGGAGGCAGTGTTATGGTAGCCGGGCGGGAAGCGAGCCCCAAGGATGTCAAGAACACCAATAGGCTCATGGAGTACTGGGCCCACGGAGCCGGAGCCGCAAAGATCCGCTGGGGCGTACCCGGAGACTTTGACCGGTGCGTAGTGGAGCTTGGTAAATACGTGAGTCCTGGAATCGTTAAGGGACTCTGCTCCAACCTTCACCAGCGTGCGACCGGAGCCCGGCCAGGTCACGCTCCAGGCGTAGAGGAGGCAGCCGCCAAGGCTAAGCACAAAGGGTAGGGCTTCCTAACGGCCCGGATAAGGTCTATAATCGCGCGTAGATGTACAAGGAGAATTCGGATGAGTGAGGCAGCCCCGGAATCGGCTGGAACCGGAACGGCACAGCTCGATGATGGAAGCCAGGGGACCGGAACGGACCCGGAAAGCTCAGACACCCTAACCGGAACGGATGAGGGTGGCGCGGATACCGCTGCTGAGCTAGCTCACTGGAAGGAAATGGCCCGGAAGAATGAGAGCCGGGCGCGGGAGAATTCCAGGGCCGCAAGGGAACTCGCGGAACTGAAGAAGCAAGGAATGACCGACCTGGAGAAAGCCCAGGCCGAACGGGACGAGGCCAAGCGCGAGCGGGACGAGGCGCGAGCCGACCACGCGCGGATTATGGCCGCCGCTACGAATGACCTGCCTACAGAGCTTATTGATTTCCTCGGGACCGGAACGGACGAGGAGATCAATGATAGGGCAGCCGCTATTGCTGCGGCGATCGAAACGAGAGCCACAGAACTAGCAGAGGCGCGAGCCGATCAGATCGTACGGGAGCGGACTGAACAGTCTCTCCAGCAGCCAGGGATGGGCCGGAACGGCGCACGCCCGGTTGAGTCCATGAGAGCTGGCTCCGCTCCGTCCGGAGGCGCAGAACCTCGGACCTCAGACGAGTGGTTCCGGTCTCTCTATCAGAGAGACTAGCCGCAGGCGCTTAATCCCGCGCTTGCGCGGAAAGGCATTTAGTGCCGACTTACAATACGGGTGTAGTTCGCACAGCGGCCGGAGTTGACCCGCTCGTTCCACAGCCGCTCGCAACAGAGATCATTCAGGAAGCGCCCCAGGCTTCGGCCGCGCTCTCGCTCATGGGGCGTACCACTCTTTCATCCCACACTCAGCGGCTCCCGGTTCTTGACGTTCTTCCGGTCGCCTACTGGGTTGGCGGCGACACCGGCATGAAGCAGACCTCGGCCCAGGCGTGGAAGAACGTCGTCATGGTCGTGGAAGAGCTGGCCTGTATCGTCCCGATCCCGGAAGCGTACCTGGATGATGCGGATGTGCCGCTGTGGGACCAGGTCAAGCCCCGCATTACGGAGGCTGTGGGCGCGCTTATCGACTCGGCCGTCCTGTGGGGCATCAACAAGCCTTCGACCTGGGGTGAGTCGGTATTCGTCGGCGCAACCAAGTCCGGCCATTCCGTCATCGAAGGCACAGGCGTGGACCTGGGCCAGGACGTTTCCGCGCTCGGCCTGACGATGGCCCAGTCCGGTTATACCCTGGATGGCTTCGCGGCCATGCCGGGTATGAAGTGGAAGCTCTCCGGCCTCCGCTCCGCACAGGGCATCCCGATCTACCAGCCGGATATGTCCGGTGGGCCGGGCGGGACGCTCTACGGCTACCCGCTCCCGGAGATCAAGAACGGCTCGTGGGTTATGCCGACCACGGGCGCGATCATGCTCGGTGGCGACTTCTCCAAGTCGATCATCGGAATCCGGCGCGATATCAGCTTCAAGATGTTCACAGAAGGCGTGATCTCGAATGACGCCGGAGCCGTTATCCTGAACCTGATGCAGCAGGACTCCGTGGCGATGCGGATGACGATGCGCCTCGCCTACGCGACCGTCAACCCGGTCACGATCATGCAGCCCGGCTCCGCGATTACGGCTCGCTGGCCGTTCGGCGCGGTCCTTGGCGTCGGCACCGCGCCTCCGGCCGGTGGCGTCATTGACGTCAAGCAGGCCTACCCGACCTCAACTCCGGCTCTTGCGTCAGCTGAAGGCGGCGAGGCCGTTATGACGCGATCGGAGTGGGAGCGGACCGTCCTTGAGGAAAGGCAGAAGGCAGAAGAGGAACGCGAGGCCATCGCCTCCGGTCCTAGCGACGATGACGACTCCGGCTCCGGCCGGGGCAAGTCCGGCCGCTCTACCAAGTAGGAGGTTTCATGGGCTCGCTGCCTAGCCTCGCCACGCCGGATGATATCGTGGCGAGGCTGGGCCGCAACCTGAACCAGACGGAAATGGCGCGCGTTGACGCACTCCTCCGCGACGGCTCGGCAATCATCCGGCGTTACTGCCGCGAGGACTTTGTCTGGTACAGTTCTGACACAATTACCATTCACGCGGACGGCGGTATCATTGTCCTTCCCTGGAGGCCCGTGGCTTTTGTGGATTCCGTCCTCGCGCTCTCTGGGGTCCCTGGTATCCCGGATATCCCGGTAACCTGGTACCATTTCGATGACATCGATACAGTCACTGTAATGAACCCGTCTCAGTCCGGGATCATTAACCTGCCTGAATTCTGGTACGAGGAGACGCTCTGGTGGGGCGGGTCCTTCCGGGTCGTAGGCTCGCACGGCTACGTCGAATCCCCAGATGACGTTGTGGCAGTCCTCTGTACCGCCATTATCTCGGAGCTAGCGACTCCGACAATGTCAGCTACGCTCGCGTCAGAATCGATTGGAGCCTATAGCTACTCGATGCGCCGGACAAGCGGAGCCGGGCTTAGCGCTGCGCTTGTGGATGCCGGCATGAAGACCTCCCTGTCGGATTACCGCAAGACGCAGGGAACGATCAAGGTCAGGATGTTATGCCGTTTACCTACGGCCAGACGGTCACGCTCCGGCGACGTTATGTCTCCGGCCAGAACGAGTACGGGAATGACACCACCGCGTTCGTGGAGGAGAATATCGCTCCCTGTGCGGTACAGCCGGGCGGGAGCGGTGAGGAGCTACAGTTTGCCGACCGGCTGACGAGTGACATTACCGTGTTCCTCCCGGCCGGTACCGATATCAGCTATATCGATGCGATTGTCGTGGATGATATTGAGTACGAGGTCCGGGGAGTCCCGCAGGCCTGGCAATCGCCATTCTCCGGGAATACTGCGCCGGTCCAGGTAAGCGCGTCAAAGGTCACCGGAGTCTCGTCGTGACCGCGCGCTACAATCCGGATCATATCGGAGTCGGCCGTATGCTCCGGGCTCCGTTTATGGAAACGGCAATGGTAAAGGTAGCGGAGCGCATACGGGCTCGCGCGGAGGCGGCAGCTCCAGTAAGCCACGATGCGAAGGACCCGCACCGGGGACGCTATAAGGCGAGCTTCCACGTCCGGAGCCACGCCCACGGAGGCGCGACGCACGACCGTGCGGAGGCCATTGTATTCAACGATTCCCCAGAAGCCTACTGGGTAGAGTTCGGTCATAGAGGCCGCGAGCCGATTAACATTCTGAGGCTCGCGGCGTTCCGGAGGCTCCGATGACAATAGTCAATATCTTCCCGGACGCGGAGTCAGCGCTGCTCTATGCGCTTGTGCCGCTAGAGCCCGACATCCGCTTTGTTACGGTCCTCCCGGCCGGAGACTCTGACACAATCATCTGCCGGGTCCACAGGATCTCCGGCGCTAACCGTGACATCTATATCGACCGTCCGATTGTGGACGTTGACCTGTTCGGCCCAAAGACCGATACCGGGAACATTTCTTCTGCGGCGCGGAGGATCCAGTCCCACGTAATGGGATTCATGAGTAAGGCAGTATCGAATGGGGTGATACAGAATACGTCCGTCATTAGCGGCCCAAGACAGGTCCCGGAGGTGAACCCAGCTTACGTCCGTTATTCCGCAACATATGAGATCCAGATACATTCCTAGGAGGAATGGTGTCAAACGATGTCGAGGAATTCGACGCTGTAAACCCTCTCGTCGCAGGACCAGGAAAGCAGAAGGACAACTCACTCCTCTACGCGGCCGGAGACGTGATCTGCTGGCTCGCGGCCCAGAATACCGCAGGCCCGGTTACCGGGTTTGAGGATATCACCACCCTTACCGGCTACTACTGTATGGGGTGGATCGATACCTCCGGCTACATCTT